GGTGATTGCAGATTCCAAAAACTCTGGACCCGTGGGAACCACCATGGCCCTACTGGAAGCTTCTTCAAAGTTCTTCTCTGCCATTCACAAGCGCCTTCACAAGGCACAGAAGGACGAATTTGCAGTCTTGGCCCAGATAAACTATGACTATCTACCCCCTTCTTACCCCTACGAGGTAGTGGGAGGAGACCAAGAGGTGTTCAAACAGGATTTTGACGGGAGAATTGACGTTATTCCTGTCTCTGACCCCAACATTCCCTCCTCTGCACACCGGATGGCGCTGGGACAACTGGCAATTCAACTTGCCAGCCAGACTCCTCCCGGTACTTTTAACATGCCAGCCCTCTACAGAGAGGTCTTAACCGCTGCAAACTTCCCAAACCTAGACGAAATCCTCCCACCGGACCAAAAACCAGAGCCAAGAGACCCTCTGGCGGACATCATAGCCGCCACCAAGGGCCTCCCCATAGCTGCTTTCCCGGGGCAGAACCACGAAGCGCACATTCAGTTCAAAACTTCCTTCCTAAAGGACCCTGCCACCGGAGCAAACCCCATGATGAAGCAGATTGTACCCATAATCAACGCAAATATTCGAGATCACATGATTATGAAGTACCAAGAGCAGGTTCTGGGCATGGTAGAAGCCTCTGGAGTAGCCAGTGACCCCAAAACCACCGAGATGGTCATGGCACAGGCTGCAGAAGAGGTGGCAAATGCCAACGCTGTCATGGGCGTGGCCCAAAGTCCAGAGCAACAGATGCTCCTACTGGAGAAAGAGCGTCTGGAGTTTGACAGAGAGAAGGCACAGGCTGAAACCCTGAAGGATTCTGCAGAGATTGCCCTGAAACAGCGTGACATGAACCTCAGAGAGAAAGAGAACATGAGCGATCTGGTTCTAAACGTGGGCAAGATGGAAACAGAGGAACGCAGGGACAACCTGAAGGCTCTGGAGAGTGCTGCCAAGCTAGAACTGGAGCGTGACAAGGCAGAAGACAACAGTGAGATCAAGGCAGCGGACACTGCCATGAAGTCTCTACTGGCCATGGCACAGAAAGGGTAGAAGAATGGCAGATTCACCACTATCTCAGAGGCAACTGATAGGTAACTTGCCAAGTTACTTAGAAAGACGCCCCTTGACAAAGAAACAACAAGAGTTTGTTCAACAAGTAGAGGAAGAACAAGACCCCGGTGGTATTCTGCGTAGTAGATTTAAGAGACCTACTATGTCTATGCCTACCCCCACCCCTACCCCCACTCCTACTCCTATCCCCGCTCCTTCTCCTTCAGGACTAATGGCCACTCCACAAGTACAAGAACCAAACGAGGAAAGCTCTATGATTGATATGGACTCAATTAAAAGTTACCTAGGTAATCTTTTTTCTCCTTCTGCTGGCGCTCCCCCTGCCATTGAAGAGCCTGTTACTAGAACACAGGTTAGAACTTCTCCTCATCCAGAACCAGAGTCAGACAATGATGTAACGGCTGAACCTTCTTTTGACGATGCACTTATTCATACAATTAAGTACTACGAAGGAGCACCTATACTAAAGGCAAGAAAGCCTGTAAAGGGTGATCCTTATACCATTGGTTACGGAAGAACCAGAGACCTTGAAGGAAAACCTATAACTAAAGATACTCGAATCACAGAAGAACAAGCAGATCAAATGCTCAGAGAAGACCTAGACACTCGTCTAAAAGAGATTAAAAAAGCCTATCCTAATTTTGACACTTACCCTACAGACTTACAACTGCAGCTGACTCAGTCTTACTACAGAGGTACTCTGACGCCAAAAGCAAGTCCAAAGACCAGAAAACTTATCAACAAAGGAAAGTTTCAGGAAGCTGCCAAAGAGTTTTTAAACAATGAAGAATACAAAAATGCTAAAAAACTTGGAAGACCCGGAATTATTGAAAGAATGGATGATGTAGCTCAAGCACTAAAGAACATGGGAGATGACCCAGTTCAAGTGGCCAAGCGATCCACAGGTGGAAGAATGGCAAGTAACCCCAACCCCTACGAACCGAAAGCTATTTAGTATGCCTCTGACCCCCGGTAAAAGTAAGAAAGCTATCACAGCTAATATTAAAAAATTAAAAGGAGAAGGGTACTCACAGTCTCAGGCAGTGGCCATTGCCATGTCTACCTCTAAGCAGTCTAAGAAAAGACCTTCTAAAAAAAAGCGTAGGATGACCAGATCAAAGGTAGTATGATTAGCATATCATGGATATGTTTCAGGAGATTAAAGAAGCTTTTTCAGGGCAACAAGAGAAACTAAAAGTTTTGCTTGCAACCGGACAGGTAGAAGACTATAACCAATATAAGCAGTTGGTGGGAACCATCTCAGGAATTGAGTGGGCTTCCACAGAACTAAACCGTATTGTCAATAATAGAATGGAGAGAGAAGATAACTATGATTAATCCTCAACTAGGCGGGGCTATTACTAATGATGCGTGGATTACCAAGAATGATATACCGGACCCAGAGGTTCTTCCAGACCTTCCCGGTTATCATGTTCTTGTTAGACCTACCTCTATCAAAGAAAAAACAAAAGGAGGAATCCTTCTACCAGAGAGAGCCAGAGATGACATTGCCTATCTCACCACGGTTGGTAGAGTTCTTAAAGTAGGAACACTGGCCTACGAAGACAAGGATAAATTTCTTGCAGGCGCTTGGTGTAAAGAAGGTGACTACGTCTGCTACCAGAAACTATCTGGTACCAAGTTTGTCTACAAAGGCGTAAAGCTCCTCCTTCTCTTTGATGATCAGGTCCTGATGAGAATCTCTGATCCAGAAGATTTAGATACTACCCTTGTATTAGGAAACTAATCATGGTATTAATATTAAGATAAGAAGCGTAATCTTAGTTTCGCAACTATGGAGAAAGTATAAATGAGCGAAGAACAAGAAGCAGAAGTTAAAGAAAACGTAGCAGAAGAACTTACGGACTGGAACGAAGTTGATCTTTCAGCTACCTCAGAAAAAGAAACAGTGGAGTTTGAAGTTGAAGATGATGCTCCAGAGGTGGAAGAAAAAGCTGACCCTGCACCTGCCCCTCCTGTAGAGGCAAAAGAAACTCTACCTGAACTAGACGGTATTGAGACCAAGGGCGCAGAGAAAAGAATAAGACAGCTGGTAAAGCAGAAGAAAGAACGTGATGATAAAATTGCACAGTTAGAAGCAGAGCGTCAGTCTCTGATACAAACTGTAAACAGCAGAGATAAAAGCACTGTAGACCTGCAAAAGAATACCTTTGATCTAACAGAGCAGCAACTACAGAAGCAAACAGAACTGGCCAAACAATCTTATTTAGCTGCCTATGATTCAGGCGATAAAGAAAAAATGTTAGAGGCCCAAGAGATTTTAAGTAAGTCTCAACTTGACCTAAATAACATTCAACAGAATAGAACGCAGCTGGCTCAGTACGAAAGAACTCTGGAAGAAAGAGAACAGAGGCAACAGTACGCACAAGAGCAGCAGCAAGTACAGGCTCAAGCTCAGGCCACTGACTATGATCCACAAGCAGTGGAGTGGAGCCAAAAGCCAGAGAACACTTGGTTTGGTTCTGATAACATTATGACTGTAGCGGCTCTTACAATAGACGCACAGCTTAAAGAAGAAGGTTATGATCCCTCCTCTCAAAGTTTTTATGCAGAGGTGGACTCTAGAATGAGGCAAGAGTTTCCGCACAAGTTTAACCAAGAAGTGCAACAGGAAGCTCCTGCACAAAGAAATACTCAACAGGTGGTGGCAGGACAGTCGCGCAGTTCTCCCTCCAACTCCTCTTCTAAAAAAGTTAAACTTACTCAAGAAGATGTAAGATTAGCTCAGAAGTGGAATATCCCTCTTGAGAAGTATGCTGCTGAAAAAGCACGGGCAGACCGTGCAGCAGGAGAATATGTACCAATTGGTTAAGGTAAATGCGCGTAACAAAAAAAGAAGGAGCGTTTAAAGATGAGTAAAGCAAGTAGTAGAGCAACACAGACAAGGGAAACTGAAGCAAAAGAGTACACTTATCAAGAACCAAATTATCTTGATGTACCTGCAGGTGTTGTAGACAGATTTACCAATGAAGACATGGTTCTCCGCTGGGTGCGTATCTCCCTCAAAGGTGAAGATGATTACAAGAATGTAGGTAACAAGATGACGCAGGGATGGGTATTTGTAACTCCTGAAGAAGTTCCTGAGATGTTACACTCTGCCACTGTTTTAGATACCGGACGCTATACCAACTGCGTTGTACGGGGGGATGTCGCTCTAGCCAAGATGCCCCGTGGAAAGTCAGTTGCCAGAAATGATTATTACGAAGGAAAAGCTAACGACCTTATGGAGGCTGTAAACCAACAACTTATGTCGGCTTCAACCTCCAAAATGCCCATTTCAAACAGTAGCACTTCAACTGTAACCAAGGGTAGAATGCCACAATTTCAGGCTTAGACGCCTGCTACTTATTCTACTCATCTTTAAAAAGGAGAGCGTAGTATGACAACTACAAAAGCCCTAAACGGTCTCACTCCTTCTCGTCGCTACACTGCTGGTGCCAACACCACGCAGACTCGTAACTATCGTATTGCATCTGGCGCTGCCGGGAACATCTTCACGGGTGATCTTGTCCACGTCAGAGGTGGTTATGTATCTGTTGTTGGTAATGACTCCGGTGCCGCTGATCACCCAATTGGTGTGTTCATGGGATGCTACTACGAGGAAGACGGTGAGCCAAAATTCCGCAAACACTGGCCCACGGGAACGTCGGCAAGCAATGCTTATGCAATTGTTTGTGATGATCCGCAAGCCACGTTTGAAATCCAGTGTGACGCCAGTGCTTCTGTTGGCGACATCATGGAACTAAACTTTGAAGTTACCCGAGGTGCGGGTTCTACCTTTACTGGACGTTCAGGTTTTGGCCTAGACGTTGCCAGTCGTACCAGTGGCGTAGCCGCAATGTTCCGTATCGTTGACTTTCTCGATACCCCCGGTAACGACATTGACAACGCCTCAGAACGTGCCTTCCCGATTGCGGAAGTTCAACTTATCCACCACCAGTTGACACGTGTGTCTTCTGGCGCTTAACCTGAAAGGAGCTTAGACAATGGCTATTAATAGAGCTAGTATTGCCAAACAGCTTCTTCCGGGTCTTAATGCCGTCTTCGGTATTGAGTACGGAGAAGTTGCTGATGAATACAGTGTTCTTTAT